GTGTTGATATTTTACTGTGTTTTTCATAGTTAAATGTAGCTAGGCATAAGGAGCTATGCCTAGCTACTACCCACGACAAGGTATTACTTGAAGTTCATATGCTTGATGCCGCTGTCATACAAGATATCTTCAATCATTGCTGATGCTTGAAGATCAGGGTGACTTTGTTCCCATATCTTTATTGATTTAGCAGTCATCTTGTTAATCCACACTTCAGGGTGTAGATCACCATAGGGTTTGGTACAGAGTGTAATGTGTTTGAATATATCTCTGTATTCTGATGGGTGAGAAGCTCGTGCTATATTCTCACACATCTTCAGTTCGTTTGTCGTGTATGTTATCAACTTTACCTCCATTAGTTGAGTATTGAGTTTGGTCTATTCATGTAGCTTACCATTTTATTGTTACGTTCTACAATAGTTTTGTTGGTGCTACTGACATTTTCAGGGTGAGAGATCCAATGTGTTACTGCATTGTATAGACCCCACTTGTTTTTACCAATAGTTTGTTGGTATTCACCCCAATGCTGTTTGAGTTTTGCGTATTGTGTTTCATTACGATACTTACCATCAATAGTAGGTTTTGTTGTATAAGTTAATTTTGAAAACATATCATAAGCATCTTGTGTACTAACTGGTGTGTTGTACCAATCACGATATCTTTGCTCATTGCTACGAAACAAATCTACTGAATGTTTGAGATGCTCAAAGTTATATTTGAAGTGACCATTATGTTTGAGTCTGTAGTTAGCAACTACATCAGGTGTTGTGCATTTGTTGTAACAAAACATACGAAGTCCATCAGCTTGTATCATAACAGACCAAACACCATTGTAAGAGTTACGAACTGATATCTGAAATGCAACATAGCTTTGCAATGCAGGATCATCAAAGCATATCTCTTTGAATACCAATCGTGTGTCCATCATAGCACCATTATCCAACATATTGATCTGTGTAACATATGGTGTCTTGAGGCTGTCTGCTATATCAATGATAGGGTCAAGCACTTGTGCATGAGTCACTGGTCTGTATGATATTGAATGACTGCCAAGATATTCCATTGTATCTGCACGAACAATCATCATCTTGTTTCGCAGTCATCATCATATGTACCTGCCATTGATATGGTGTCTATTGGAAAGTCATAGTCACCTTGTTTGTCGACTAGCTTTGCGAGTTGTGTCATGTGATTCATAATTACCTCCTTGTTATATAGAATCGTTCTTTTGTATTATTGACACCATACATTGTGACATAGATGCCTAATGTATAGATAGCTAACCATACCATTATAAACAAATCATTTTCTACAAATGAATATGTACCATATAATGCTATGGTGGTTAGTAGTGTACCGAGTATGGTACTGAGTATATAGATCATTGTACCCTCCTTAAGTTTGTGTGGTGATCTAAGTTAAAGTCGTGTATTTGTTTGCAATGTAGTATTAAACGTATGTCTTCACGGAAATAAAATATTGAGATCAATATTAATATTACAATGATAGGACCTCGTTCTCTTTTTATAGTGTGTTTATTTATTTTCATAATTTAAATCCAATTCAAGATGATGACATGAAATTCCTGTCACGAGCTATTACACGCAGGGGTTGCCTGGCACTGACTGATGGGATTAGCTACTACCCAGAGTATGAGAAGGAATCTCATGTCATTGTTGAGGTTCGATACCGAAAGAATGACTAAAGTTTATGTAAAAAGAAAAAAGGTAAAGCCTAAGCTCTACCCTTTAATTTAGATGTTACCCATGTATTCCAAGCAAATTGTCTTACAAGTAATGCTGAAGTTTCAAGGCTGTACTTTTGTCTATAATCTTTATACATTCTCATAACTCCCCTTTTATTCCATAGATATATTGCTCTTGACATATTGTCTTTCCAAGCATCACGACTCGTTTTGCCATGCTTACAAAGCCGACCATAATGTTTATATAACATTTGATCTACATCACCATTTCTTAATCTTTCTACATAAATACACATAATCAATCTCCGATAAGTTAAGAGGTAGAAGAATAAATCTCCTACCTCAGTTTAAGTTTAGGCTTTAGCTAGTGCTTTGTCTTTAGCAGTAACTTTCTTTTTAGCTACAGTAGGCATTGGTTGTTTAGCCAATTTATACTGTTTCTTATTTTGAAACCACTCTATACCATAGTTTGGTTGCACCTTACCATTCTCAGTACCCCAATCATAACCCATGACATCAGAGAACAGAGAAGTAAATTGGTTATATAGTTTTTGACATAAGTCGTATTTGTCCTGTGCAACCATATAAGCAATCTCAACATATGTACCTCTGACCTCGTCTATGGAAAACCTTTGTACATCTTGATCGTATGTATATTGTGTTTTGTCGAGGTATTGTTTAGCAGATGCCAAAGAGTATGCACATGATACAGCCATGCCACCATAGATTAGGAATAGATCCAAGTTGTATTTTGGATTCTCCATTCTTTCACCTTGTTCAGAACCTTGTCGTTTAGATCCGTCTGCATTCAATGGTCTGTCGATAAGATATGTATCCACATCATTGAATAGAGTATCAGGTGTTTCATTAAGAATTATATTTGATATATTTTCGATTTTAGTATTTTTAGACATGATATTTCCTTTCATAATTTAATCATGGTTAAAATTAAACAACCCCAAACACGTGGGGAAGCTCATACCTTTCTCGTTCACATTAAGTCAAGGGCGTAAGTCTGCTTTAGCAGATAATCCCAACCAAATGTCGACATAGAAACTGATATCGAAACGGGGTTGGGATTACCCTTTACTAATGTGGTATACTGACGAGCGTACCTGCTTCCCCACGTGTGCCTCGCAGAGAGACTTGTTGATCATAGGGTTCGATATTATCGCATGAAGAGTCAAGAGATATGGGCGATCTTCAGATCTCTTGATCCTCATAATACACTCGAAGTGTATGTTGAGGATTCACAAGTGGTGTGTTTGAGGTGTATCATACAACGACTAACACACCACGCTATGGATATCACAACTCCTATACTAGATAAATGTGTAAATGTGATATAGTGTGATGGAATCCGTTGGTATGTGAATCCCTGCCAATCGAATGCCATGAATACAAAGACAAAAGCAAGAGGGGAAGAGGTTGGGCTTCTAGCGATTCTTAGCGTTGCACATCATTGAACACAACAAAAACTGCAACGCTTAGATTAGCTTGAAGGGGAACTCTTGCTTTTGGCGACTAGGCATGGCATTACGCAAGATGGACATATAGTGGAAAGTTTTGGTTAATCTTTTTTAAAAGATTATAGTTTGCTACTTGTCTAACAAGTAGAGTATTCTAATAGAATCAAGGGGTTAGCAGATACCCTTGACAAGTGTTTTGGACTCGTTCATAAAAGGGGGGTAAGGGGGGATCTCTTGTTAGATAAGCTACGAATTACGAAAAAGCAAAAGTTACTGGTTGATACGATAGTAGCAAATGGTTGCAGTGTAAAAAAAGCTAGTGAAATAGCAGGATATGCCAAAGGTGAATCAGGTAGAGTGACAGCCAGTAAGACTTTGCGACTGCCTCATATACAAGAGTATATGCAACAAAGGGTGAGAGAAAGTATTGGATTGAATGCTACGAAAGCCTCGAATAAGATGCTAGAGCTAAGTCAAACTGCTAAGAGTGAGTACGTTCAACTTGAAGCCAGTAAAGATATACTAGATAGGGCAGGGTACAAGCCTATCGAGAAGAGTATGAACTTAGTCGCTGGTACAATCCAAGTAAGTATAGACTTGACATGATTGGTAGTGTAACAATAATAGATGTAGATTTAGGTACGCAGAGTAAGACTATAGGGGGTGGGGGGTCAAAAAGTAAGAGGTCTACTCTACAACACCAGTCTTACAAACATTAATGGCTAAAAAGGTTCGATATGGCTAAGACACCTGCATGGCAAAGAAAAGAA